GCCTGTTCAACCCCAAGGGGTGAGCGGCTTTGCATTTGAACAGGATAAAGTTATAGACATTGTCCGCGAAGCGGACAACACCTTAGTTATCGTAGTAGAATACTTTAAAAGAAAACTTGAAGAACATTTTATTAGAGGTGTTCCTATCGCCGTCATCACACAAAGCAAGAAGATAAATAGGATTATTTAAAATAGTATTAGTTCCCTTATCATATCTGATATGGAAATCCGCCTTACGGGCTAAAGTGTGTTGATTTGAAGAACTGCTATTACTTGTCGTAGCAGTGTCCTGGGCTTTTAGTCTACCTTTAATCATACCGAGGACTCGGAAATCCTTATAGTGTTGATAATTACGATTGCTGTAGTAATCACGGATTAATGAAAAGCTATTAGCTTCTATAAACTGACCTACGGTGGTGATGGTGGCACCAGTGGGATTTAGGGGTTGCTGGATTACAAGAAATTTATAATCATAATCGGTAAGCGAAAGTTCGCTATTATTGTAGGTTTGCATCTTTAGCACCCATGAGCATACTTTAATGCTGTCACCCTTGCGGTTGTCTTCCCCCACACCCTGAGAAATAGTAGGCATACAGTCTATGCATCTGTAGCCAGGAGTAGAAACTCCGTTATATTGACCTAAATCGTACTCGGTGGTAATCTGAGTTTCCGCATTCTGCTTCTCCGAATTAATTATCTGCTTGAGACGCATGACGTCCCTGGCAATTGTAGAAACCTTCGGATTAGAGTAACCTTTCCCCTTGAAGTAGCGTTTCTTAACGTACTTCCCTGCGCGCGTAGCTTGCTTCTTAGCATAAGTCTTAACAGTTGGCATATTTGTAAGAATAATATTCTTAATTATATAATTAGAAAAGTAAAAAAAATTTCAAAAAAACTCCACTTAATTATTTTTAAAAATTAAATGAGTGGAATAAATCGAAAAAATTATAGTCTGTATAAATTTTATAACATGTCAAAAAAAAGTGTGCCAACTGTGCCAGAGGGGGATGGTAATACTGGTCATCCCCCTCCAAGCAAAAACCCCGTATATCGTTATGACTTTGTCCTTAATAACTATACTGAGGTAGAAGTGTGCCAAGTTAAATTATTTTTAACCAGCAAATGCAAAAAGGGAGGTTTTGGCTATGAGGTCGGAGAGTCTGGAACTCCTCACCTCCAAGGAGGAATGTGGCTTCTGAAAAAGGAGCGGATAACCGGCTTGAAAAAAGTACCCGGATTCGAAAGAGCAAGCTTTAGAGAAATTAGAAATGAAGAAGCACTTATACGTTACATCCAAAAGGATGGAAATACATGGATGGTAGGGTTCCCCAAGCCAATTAAAATAATCTCTGATTTATATGAGTGGCAAGCCAATATCGAACGTATTTGTATGGAAGAACCAGATGATAGGACAATAAATTGGTTTTGGGAGCCTGTGGGCAATATCGGAAAAAGTGCCTTTTGTAAATACATGATTGTTAAGCATAAAGCATTGTACTGTTCAGGTGGTAAACATAGCGACTTAATGAACTTGGTATTTAATCAGAACATGGATGAATGTAGAATAGTAATCTTCGATATACCCCGAGCACATCGCGGGAATGTGTCTTATAGCGCTCTCGAGAGCATTAAAAACGGATTGGTTTGTAATACCAAGTATGAAACGGGGAGTAAGGTATTTAACAGTCCGCATATAATCGTGATGGCGAACTTTGAACCGGAAGAACCGGAAAAATTAAGTGGCGATAGATGGAACATAGTTAAACTGTAATTACATATATTGAACATAAATATTTTTATGTTTAATTCATTATTGAAAACGAATGCAAAAATTCTTTTGATACGTAGCATTGAGCTGTCGTCTTAGTTGAGCGCCCGCTATCGTCGTTCCGCTTCGTCGTTCCCGCGGTCGCCCAAAAGTACGCCTGTTCAACCCCAAGGGGTGAGCGGCTTTGCATTTGAACAGGATAAAGTTATAGACATTGTCCGCGAAGCGGACAACACCTTAGTTATCGTAGTAGAATACTTTAAAAGAAAACTTGAA